GTTAGCGTACACCTTGAAATCCAAAAATCGTGGGCGTACGCTTTCTGTTTCAGCAAGAGCTTCATTGTTCATACGCTGCCATGCTCGGAATGATTTTTCCCACGCATTAGACATCACCCAAGTGTTAGGCAACTTGTTGATGATAATCGTTCCCTCTCCAGGTGTGGAAGTGAACTTAAAACCAGCAACCGCCCAATTAATTCCCTGGCGGTAAAATCTTCGATTCATTATCGAAGCGACTTGACTTAGATCAATGTAGTCTACTCGACCACCAGTACCCGGAACAGTAATTCCGGTAAAAGTCAAAGTCTGAACTGCTGGTTCAATTTTATTTCGGCTCATTCGTTGATAGTTTCTCTTCGCCATAATGGGTTGGAAGTATTGAGAAGTATTTAATTCTCACCAAACTCCCCTACCCCCTCTCGAAGAACGCTATTCACTTGGTAACCGTGCGACAAGGCCCGGATTCCCATCTTCTCCGCCTTTCAACCGGAAGTGAGGGTCTAAAGACATATCTCATCATTGCATGACGATTTTTCGCTCCGGTTATCTAAATTTGGTTGCGCCAGTGCAGCAATTGCTGTCTTGGACTCAACCCTTTGAAGGTTAACTTCGACTGCACATTGTTAGTCTCTTGGGAAGATTTCTCTTGGCTTGGATGTTCAATCGTGAACATTCCACCCTGGATGACAGCTCTCGCTGTTCGGATTCGCCAAAGTTCTCTGTTACGATCCGCTCGATACAGAATGCTCATTGCCATTCCTCTCGACATTTCAAACAAAACCAAATATCTGGCGCTTTTGCATACCTGGCGTTAATTTTCGCTCCGGTATATGTCGGCTTCCACAATGGTTCGCCTTCACATGCGCATTTTGCACATTTCATCAGAAACACCTGCAATCCATCGGCCAACAATACCGACAAATTCTTCCTGCAGTTATTTCTCCTATCATCATGATTTTCAAATTCATCATGTTAGAACCTAGGTCAATACAGCCTATTATTCTACCCACTCGTTACTGCAATTGTAACATCGAACATGGATTACCTGGTAATCCTCAATCCAAAAGGCATCTGATTGTCGTGGTCGATAACCACAGCGATCACAATCCATATCAATAACCTAAGCCTTGTTTTATGTCATGAACTGTCATGCCAACTTCATATGCTGCATAACCTACAAGGAATCCTGCAGCTATTGCGTCCCCAACAGGAATGGGACCGTCAGCAAGAGCTAATGCTGCTGCTACACGCAACGCCCAATTAACCCGTTTTGCTCGTCCACCTGCGCCAACTAAACGGTTTACATCAACGCCAGAGGCGTCCTTGATTTCTTTCATGGCTTTTTTTCCCAAAGGTTTGGGTACGCCATATTTTTCTTTCATAACCACAACTGGTGTTTTTACCACCGGACGAGCCGGTTGGTCTACAATACTTTCGACGACATGACCGCCGATCTCAAAGAATGTTGCATACGACATTTTTCAGCCCTACTTTTTGCTTCGCTTTTTGGGGGCTGCTACCAATTTCTTGGTATCCTTTTTCTTGTTCGTATATCGATAACGAACGCTCTTTCCGTCTTTCGTGAATGTTCTACCGTAATTGTACTTCGCCATTACGCACACACTCCAGAAGCTTTCTCAGAAAGATACGCTGTTGCTCCGACAAGATGTCCGAGCGCAACCAATAACAAATACTCAATTCGATTATTTTTGATGTGATCCATAAGGACCACAACTTTACTTGCAGCAATAGCTGCCTCTCCTGGCGTCGCTGTCATTTTTCACATCTCCGTCATCGGTTCACAAAGGTAACCTCGATGATTACCAGGTATCAAATCAATTTGCAGTGTGTAGGTCTTTGCCTCCACTGCATTGTTAATCAATGCGATCTCAATAAGTCCGCATGGAAAGTTTCCACCCTTCAATCGAGTTGTTCCACCAATAGTGGTGTTACTCACTTGCTCGATATCATGATTCAGGAGCCCATCAAGTTGAGTGCCTCCTCCAGGGTACATGGTAACTAGATTAGTTCCATCGCCCTCAAAGGGATAAGGAGCGATGTTATTCTCAGTAATCATATCATCTAGTACCATTTGTGACTGTTCTGTTCCTTCATTAAAAATTGCAGACATCCAGTTCTCTGGATCAATACCTTGCACATCTGAAGAATCATCCGGTGTATTTGGATCCAATACATTTGGCAATCCACGAGAATTCGCATATCCCTGAATCATGCTGACAGCATTAAATCCAGTAATAGGTGAGTTTCCAGGAAATGAATCTCCTGTTGCAATAAACTCGAATTCTTCTGCATCTCCAGGGTCAGCAGTTCCAAAAGGAATTACTGCCTTCGATGGTTGCCATTCACCAGCAACAGCTAATGTATTCGTTGAACTGCTAGGGAGCAGATTTGCACCAAATCCAGCTGTGTGGTGTGCAGCGTTAGCGTACACCTTGAAATCCAAAAATCGTGGGCGTACGCTTTCTGTTTCAGCAAGAGCTTCATTGTTCATACGCTGCCATGCTCGGAATGATTTTTCCCACGCATTAGACATCACCCAAGTGTTAGGCAACTTGTTGATGAT